GCGCTACAAGGCGCTCGGAAACAGCATGGCCGTGCCGGTAATGCACTGGATCGGAAAGCGAATCGCGATGGTCGCGGAAGTCACAGCAAAGCGCGAGGCGGCAGCATGAGCAGGCTTCGCATTTTCCTGAACGNNCCGGCTGGTTCTGGCTCGGCTATTTCATCGCCGTGGCACTGATCGCGGCGCAGGTCGTTTGAGGGGGAACCATGAGCGGTCGAATGTCACGCAACAAGGGCGCCAGGGGGCAGAGCGAGTTCAAGGCGATGCTGCTGGATCGGGATTGGGCTGTCGATACGCTGACCGCCGGCATCCAGTCGGCTGATCTGATCGCCGTCGATCCGGCAGCCCGGGCCTGGTGCGTCGAGGTGAAGAACTGCGCCGGCATCCTTCCGGCCCACAAGAAGCAGGCGATGGAGCAGGGCAGGGAACGCCGGCTGCCGTGGATGCTCGCCTCGAAGATCGCCGGGTCGTCGTCCTGGCTGGTGCAGCGGCAGGGAGAACTGCCGCAGGTTTGGCATGCAAAGGGAGAACTATGAGCCTCACACCGAAACAGGAAAAGTTTGCGCAAGAAGTGGCCAGCGGGAAGAGCCAGGCCGACGCCTACCGGGCGGCGTTCGATTGCAAGCGGAGCAAGCCGGAAAGCGTGATTCAGAGCGCAAGCCGGCTGATGGCCGACATCAACGTTTCCTCAAGGGTTCAGGAACTCAAGGCGCAGCTATCAGAGAAAGCCCTTTGGACACGCGAGGACAGCGTAAGAATCCTCGCGGAGATTGCGACTGATGCCGAGGCTAGCCGGAAGGACAAAACAGCCGCTGTGCGCGTTCTAAACGACATGCACGGATTCAATGCCCCGCAGAAGGTCGAGCATTCCGGCGGCGTCACGATCATGGCCGCCCCGATGGACGAGGACATATGAAAATCAAAGCCTGGGCAAAGCCGGAGGACCAGATGTGTAACCTTGGGCGGCATTCGTGGAGCGTTCCGCGATTGTTTGAGCTATCACGCAGCCTCCCCGTAATGGATGTCCCGCTCAATCACTTGAGCCTGTACTACACCTACGAAAAGCTCACGTTGCGCGACATGGTTATGCACATGAAAGCGGTGAATGCCGCCGACCTCGGGAGGCCGATCATTCTTGACGAGGATGGTGAGTTGATGGATGGCCGGCATCGGCTGATGAAGGCAATGCTTCTGGGCTGCGAAACGATCAAGGCGGTGCGGTTCGACGAAAACCCAGATCCCTGCAGGGTGAGCGAATGACCTTCAAGCTGCACGCAAAGCAGGAAGAGGCGCAGCGCGTCCTGGCCGGCGAGGCGACGCACTGCATGCTGTTCGGCGGCAGCCGGTGGGGGAGTGAGTAGATGAACGCAGTAGCCGAGAAGGCGTTGATCGTATCAACCGACAGCGTGATGTCCGCTATCCGGGAATACACAGTCGCAGAACACTTCACCACGCATGACATAGCCCGCTACATGGGCGTCGGTGAATACCCTGTGCGTGCGGCATTCACCCGGCTGATCAGGTGCAATCTGATCGAGATCGTTCCAGGTGTGCGCACCCGGCGGTATCGGACACAGCCGGCCGGTCGGCGACTTCACGGGAACGACTACACCGTGGCCGTGTATCGGGTAAAGGAGCAGTCCGGCGAGGCGGATTTTCAGGCGCTGATGGGGGTTTTCTGTCGTGGCTAAGGCAATCCGCATGACCGCCGAGCAGTTGCTCGACATCAAGGCGCGTATCGCAGGGCGACCGACAGCCGGCCAGATGCGCGACATGCCGGCCGAGAAGACCGAGCGTCGCGGCCAGAAGTACGGCAACGAGAAGGTGGCTGACCGCGGCCAGACATTTGACTCAAAAGCAGAGCATCGCCGCTTTTTGTTTCTCGAGTCGATGCAGAAGGCCGGGGAAATATCAGACCTGCGCTGCCAGGTCGAATTCGAGTTGATCCCGGCAACGCCAAAGCCGGGCGGCGGAAACGAGCGGCCGACGAAATACCGCGCTGACTTCACCTATCGCGACCGCTCTGGATCCCTAGTTGTCGAGGACGTGAAGGGCGCCGTCACGCCTGAGTTCAGGATCAAGCGAAAGCTGATGCTCTGGCGCCATGGAATCGAAGTGAAGGAGATCAGATTGTGAGCGCAAAGAACGAATACGGCCTCACGCCACAGCAGGAAAAGTTCGCCCAGGAAGTCGCAAAAACCAAGTCGCTTGCCGACGCATACCGCGCGAGCTATAAGGCCGACCGGATGGCCGCGAAAACCATACACGAAAATGCCTCGCGCCTCGCCGCCGACAGCAAGGTTGCAGCAAGGATAGCCACCTTGCAGGCCGCCGCCGCCGATCGCGCCGAACTGGATGCTGCGGAAATCGTCAGGGAAATTCGCCGCCTTGCTGTCTCCGACATTGCGGGAATCATGCACGAAGACGGCAGAGTGAAACTGCCGCACGAACTGGATCCTGCCACGCGCGCCGCCGTCGCCTCGTTCGAGATCGATGAATATGGCCGCATCAAGTACAAGTTTTGGGATAAGGGCGCCGCGCTCGAGAAGGCTGCGAAGATCAAGGGGCTGTACGAGGCCGACAACAAGCAGAAGACGGACCCGCTGCGCGAACTGCTGCAGTCGTTGGGCGGGAATGTGATGGGCGTTTCAGGAGATGAAGAATGAGCGTCGCTGACTTGAAAAGAAGGATTGAGCGGCTAGAGCTATTGGTTCTTGGGAAAAAGAAATGCTCGAAATGCTTTGTCGTAAAAAGCACTGATGATTTTTTCAAAAACAAATCAACGCGAGACGGATATTCCGGCCAGTGTAAAACATGCCATACAGAAAAAATGAAAGAGATTAATAGCAACAAGCCAAAAGTGAGAAAACAAAATCTTATGCAGGCCGTTTCGTCAGCAAAAGGCTTTGATAGCCTGCCTGATAGCGCGCGCATCAAATCGACAGTAGTTCTTGCTGTACTTGGCGTTGAAAGCCTCAGCACGTTATGGCGTTGGGAGAAGTCGGGGCGCATGCCGCCCAGTCATAAGGTTGCCGGGTCGCGCTACAAGTCCTGGTCAGTTGGCGAGATTCGCAATTTTATTAAGACAGAAATTGGTGGTGGATGACATTCACTGCCGCCGAATTGGCCGCTAACCTCAACGACCCGGAATGGCGGCTTAACAACCTCTACAAGATCATCATCAAGGGCGATGACGACGATGATGGCCTGGTCATTCAGTTCGTGCCGAACCGCGCACAGCGGCGCCTGCTCAAGCGGCTTTGGCATCGGAACATCATCCTCAAGGCGCGGCAATTGGGATTTTGCCTAGACCCTTCGACGCGCGTTCTGACGGCTGATCTGCGATGGGTTCCGATCGCCGAATTGCAAGAAGGTGATGAGGTTGTGGCCGTCGATGAGCATCCTCCAGGGGGGCGCGGCGCGGCGCGGAAGATGCGTACCGCAACCGTCCAAGCTGCAGCGCGTGTGCAGCGCATGGCATATCGAATCACGTTTGACGATGGGCGCTCTGTCGTGTGCACTGCGCAGCACCCATGGCTGTCGAAGAAGACCATGACGCAGGCGGAATGGAGAAGCATCGAAGGCAATGGGAATTCCGTCACTGGGAAGCTAAAAGTTGGCACGCTTGTTCGCTGGGTGACGAAGCCATGGGATGAATCAACCGTTGAAGACGGATGGTTTGGCGGAATGCTGGATGGAGAAGGCTGTATTTCAAAGCGCAACACCTCTGCTGGCTTGAATGTTAGCCAGCGGCATGGGCCGGTATGGGATCGACTGGTCAGGTATGCGAAGGAGCGCGGATACAACGCCTGTATCGAGAACGATGCTGCCGAGCGCAAGAACAAGCACGGTAAGGCTCCGGTTCCAAAGCTGGCCTTCGGAAGAATGGATGAGCTTTTCAGGCTGATCGGTCAGACGCGGCCCACGCGCTTTCTTGGCAATCGGTTTTGGGAAGGGCGCGAACTGCCTGGCAAGCGAAATGGTGATGTTGGTTGGTCGACGATCACCGCGATTGAACCACTTGGCGAGCAGACCATGATCGATCTGCAAACCTCGACCGGAACATACATCGCCGAAGGGTTTGTGTCGCACAACACAACGCTGATCGCAATCCTCTGGCTGGATACGGCGCTGTTCTCGAAGAGCCCTATCCGCTGCGGCATCATCGCCCAGGACAAAGAGGCGGCCGAGAACATCTTCCGCGATAAGGTGAAGTTCGCCTATGAGCATCTGCCGGAGTCGTTGCGCCTGGCGATGCCGCTGCGCCGTGACTCGGCGAGTGAGTTGCTGTTCGATCACAACGGTGCTTCGATTCGGGTGGCCACGTCGATGCGCTCTGGCACGATCCACCGGATGCACGTCTCCGAATTCGGAAAGATATGCGCCAAGTTTCCCGACAAGGCGAACGAGGTTGTCACCGGCTCCATTCCGGCGGTACCGAAATCGGGGATACTGATCATCGAATCGACAGCCGAGGGCAGGGAAGGCGAGTTCTACAAGATGACCAGCCGGGCCATGGCGCAGCAGCAGGCCGGCAAGAAGCTGGGGCCGAAGGACTACCGCTTCCACTTCTTCGCCTGGTGGCAGGATCCAGGATATGAGCTCGAACCGGGCGACGTCGTGATGACCGAAAAGGATGCCGAGTATTTCAACGAGATTGAGGCAAAGATCGGCCAGGAACTGACGCCGCGACAGCGCGCTTGGTATGTGGCGACGCGCGAATCGGACTTTTCAGGAGATCAGGAAAAGATGTACCAGGAATATCCCAGCACGCCGGAAGAGTCGTTCCAGGTTTCGACGGAGGGCTGCTTCTACGCGAAGGAACTAGCGGCAGCGCGCAAGTCGGGGCGTATCTTGCGCCACATTCCGTTGGTACCCGGCCCGGTCAATACATTTTGGGACTTGGGCCACTCTGGTAATGGCGACGCGACGGGAATCTGGTTCCATCAGCGCGTCGGCATGGAGAACCGTTTCCTGCGCTACAAGGAGTGGGAAGACGGCGAAACCATCGGCGAGTATGTTCGCTACCTGCAATCTACAGGCTATGTGTTCGGCCGCCACTATCTGCCGCACGACGCGGAAGCCAAGCGCCTCGGCGTGGATGCCAACCGCTCGATTCTGGATCTGCTGCAAGAGGCCTGGCCTGGCCAGAAAATAGAAGTCGTTGATCGCGTCGACAGCATTCATACCGGCATTCAGGCCGTGCGCAACGCTTTTCCGTCATGCTACTTCGATGAGGAAGGATGCAAGACCGGCCTCGATCACCTGGCCGGCTACCGCAAGGAGTGGGACGAGAAGCATGGGATCTGGCGGGCAACGCCGCGGCATGATGAGCATTGTCACGGCGCCGATGCGTTCCGGCAGTTCGCCCAGGAGGCCGACAACGGCAACACGTTCCGCGAAGGGTATGGCAGTGCTGGGAAGCGCCGGGCATCGGGAAATTGGAAAGCAGCATAGCTGACCCTGGCTCTGTAATCCTGAAATGCTAGTGGGCGCCCCACAATCCGCCCCATTGTTTCGGTGGGGTTTTTTATGCCTGTTCAAATCGGCGGCGCGAAAGCCTGGAAGGTGCGCCAGCATGGCGACATCGCCGTTTCTTTCCAGTGGGTGAATGAAGAGCCTGCAATGATCCTGTTCCCGGCCCGGCGCTCGTTGCCTGGCGCTGGCGCTTTCGTCATTGCTATCTCGGCTGCGTTCAAGTATGCCGATTCGCGCACCGGTGAGCCGACGCCGTACCTCGTTCGCGCTTCCGTCCAGGCCGCGCAGCAACTCGGCTTCACAAACTCCGATACCTACGCTGCTCGCAAGGTCGCCGAAGTGATCGTCGACAGCCTGCCGGACCTGATCGACATGCCGCCCGAGCCGCAGCAGTTCAACCAAGAGCAGGCCGCGGCCATCGGCGAACTGTCGATAAAGGTCGATGGCGAAACGGTGCATGAGGCCGAAGTCTCGGCGCCGACCGAAGCAGAGCTTGACGCAGCATGAACGACAACGGCTTCACCAATTCCCGCGCGTCGTCGCCGTTCGATGACGATTCCCGCATGGGCGGCCGTGCCGATGTCGTCGAGAGCGCACCGGCGCCGGCGCATCGCCTCGACTCCGGCCCGATGCTGGCCCGCTTCCGCAAGCTGCAGGAATGGTTTGATCAGGAATGGCAGCGCCAGCTGGCCAACCGCTTCCAGATGGCGCTCGACTGCGACTATTACGACGGCCTGCAGTGGTCCGAGGAAGATGCCCAGGTGCTGATGGATCGCAACCAGGCGCCGCTGGTCTTCAACGAGATCAAGCCGACGATCGACTGGATGATCGGCACCGAGCGCCGGACACGCATCGACGCCAAGGTGATGGGGCGCGAGAAGAGCGACAACGAATCCGCTCAGAGCAAGACGCAGCTGCTCAAGTACCTGGACGACACGAACAAGACGGTTTTCCACCGATCGCATGCCTTCGGCGACGCCATTCGCGCCGGCCTTGGCTGGATGGAGGTTGGTCTACGCGGCGACCCGACCGAGGAACTGCTATACAAGCGCTATGAGTCGTGGCGCAACATGCTCTACGACAGCAATGACACGACGCGCGACCTATCCGAGTCTCGCTACATTTTCCGCTGGAAGTGGCTGGATGATGACGTGGCCGAAGCCTATTTCCCCGATCGCGCCGACGTTATCCGGCGTGCTGTGGTCGACGGAACATCGCTCGGTGAAGAAAACGAAGATGATGTCTGGTACATGGGTGCCCGCGTCACCGCGCCGGGGCAGGATTACGCCGGCGCATCGGTAGGAAAATACACCCCGATCGACCATTCAGCCTTCGCCTGGTCCCGCCGATCGCGGGTGAAGATGGTCGAGTGCTGGTATCGCATGCCGGTACTCAAGCGGAAGTTTTCTGGTGGCGACCTGGTGGGCGTCGAGTTTGACAGCCGCAATGCCGATCATGTCGCTGCGCTGCAGGCCGGCTACTCGGTATTCGACAAGCTCGAGATGGAGATCCGCTGCGCTATCTTCACCTCGGCAGGCCTCGTATGGGAGGGCGCGTCGCCATATAAGCATGGCCGCTTCCCGTTCATTCCGATCTGGTGCTATCGCCGCCAGCGCGATAATGCGCCGTATGGCGCCATTCGCCAGATGCGCGACCCGCAGGATGACCTGAACAAGCGACATTCCAAGGCGCAATGGATCCTCTCGACGAACCAGGTCGAACTTGAGGAAGGCGCTGTCGATGACATCGAGGATTTGCGGCAGGAAGTTGCCAGGCCGGACGGTATTCTGGTGCGCAACCGCGGCAAGGAACTGAAAGTACATCGCGACAACAACCTGGCCGAGCAGCAGTTGATGTTGATGGACCGCGACGCGACGCACATCCGCAACGTCGGCGGCGTCACGCCGGAGAACATGGGGCGCGTAACGGCCGCCGACTCCGGCAAGGCCATCCTGGCGCGCCAGGAGCAGGGCGGCGTCGTCACTGCCGAGCCGTTCGATAACCTGCGCTACGCCGTGCAGCTTGAGGGCGAGATCAGCCTGGCCATGGTCGAGCAGTTCTACACCATGCCGAAGGTCATCCGCATCATCGGCGAGCGAGGCGCCGCCAAGTATCAGCAGATCAACCAGATCGACCCGCTGACCGGGAATGTGCTGAATAGCATCACGGCAAGCCACGCTGATTACGTCGTGTCCGAGCAAGATTTCAAGTCGTCGCTGCGGCAGGCGATGTTCGAGAGTCTGTTCGACATCGTTGGCCGCCTGGCGCAGATGAATCCGCAAGTCGCGCTGAACTTGCTGGATCTCGTTGTCGAGATGGCCGATCTGCCTGGCCGCGACGAACTGGTGGCGCGCATTCGCAAGATCAACGGCCAGCGTGATCCGGACAGCGACCCGACACCGGAAGAACTGGCGGCCCAGGCAGAGTCTGAGAAGAAGCAGGCCGAGGCAGAGCAATTGGAGATCGAGCGCCTGCGTGCAGAGTTGGAGAACCTGCGCGCCAGGACCAAGGATCTGATTGCGGGGGCCGTGAAGAAGGGAACTGAAACAGCCTATGCCGCGATGCAGGCCGGCCAGGTCATTGCCACCATGCCCGCTGTCGCGCCGATCGCCGACGAGGTGATGAAGGGCGCCGGATACCAGGATCCGAACCCAGGCGGCGACGACCCGAACTTCCCCGTTCCGCCGGCGGCCACTGCACCGCAGATGGAATTTCCCGGCAACACGAACCCGATGACGCCGCTGCCGCCTACCGCAGGGGTTGGCGAGATGGCCGGCATCGAAACCCAGCGCGCCGATGGCGTGCGCCAGTAACTTAACCACCAACCCACAGGAGCAAGAGTTCATGGGACTGAAAGACGACGACAACGACGACCTCGACATGGAAGGTCTGTCTGACGAAGAGCGTGCTGCACTCGAGGACGACGATGATGAATCGGAGATCCTCAAGGGCATCGCTGGCGATGACGAGGCGGATGACGAGAAAGGCGATGATGACGACGGCGGCGAGGATGATCCTGCTGCAGCTGGCGCTGATGATGCCGGCGACGCCGATGATGATGTTGGCGACGCAGGAACGGCCGCTGCTGCGGATGCCGATGCTGGCGCTGCCAAGCAGGATGACGGTCCGGCCGCTGCTGACAAGGTAGCGCCGGAGTTCCAGCCGGAGTTCCAGCCGGAGTTTCGTGCCGACGTGCCGGAAGGCCTCGAGGAAAAGCTGGCCGGGCTCGACACGCGCACCGCTGAACTGCTGGAAAAGTTCAAGTCCGGCGAGATCGAACTGCCGGACTTCATGGCGCAAAAGGGCGAGATCGACGCCGAGCGCCTGCAGCTTACCCTGGCAGCCGAACAGGCGCGCTGGGCGAAGTCGCAAAACGAAGACGCGCGGGCACAGCGCTGGAAGTGGGAACAGGAACGGTTCTTTGGCCAGGAAAAGGCCGCGATCTACAAGGATCCGCTGTTGCTCGCTGCGCTCAACGCCTCGGTGAAGCAGGTGGCTGCCGCGCCGGAGAACGCCAATAAGCCGTCGAGCTTCTTCCTCGAGGAAGCCGATCGCCAGGTGCGCAAGCGCTTCAACATGGGCGCTGATGCCGGCGGCCAATCGAAGTCAAAGACAAAGCAGCCTGATCTGTCTGGTGTGCCGAAGACGCTGGCCAACCTTCCGTCCGCTGACATGGCCGAAACCGGGGCCGACGAGTTCGCCTATCTGGACAAGCTGGATGGCATTGCGCTCGAGCGGGCGCTGGCCAAGCTGACGCCGGAGCAGGAAGCGCGTTACCTGGGGGCTGCAGCATGAACGACCAAGCCATCGAGCAGGAAATCCAGGCCAAGGGCTTGACAGCGCCGCGCATCACGCCGGCTGACATCGAGGCGAACATTGCCAGCGAGCACTACTTCACCGCAGCAGATGGTGACAACAGCGAGAACGCCGAATCAGTAGGCGACGAGCGCGGAGCCGCATATGAAAAGCTGCGTCTGCTTACCTTCTGCGTCCTCGTCCTGCGCAACGGCTTCACCGTCACCGGCGAATCGGCCTGCGCCTCGCCTGAGAACTTCGACGCCGAGATTGGCCGCAAGATCGCCCGCCAGAACGCCGTGGCAAAAATCTGGCCGCTGATGGGCTACAAGCTGAAGGAAGACCTTGCTCAGTTGGAGCGTGTTGCCGAGGCTTGCCGAAACTCTGCCGGGCGGATTAGCTGACATGAGCCTGAAAGTCGACCTCCGCGTTGGTGAAGAGCTTCGCCTTGATGGCGGGCGCATCGTGATCTCGCTGCTCGAGAAGTCCGGACAGCGAGCGCGCATCAGCGTGGAGGCCGACGAGTCGGTTTCGATTCAGGTGCCGGACAAGGATCCCGTTCCAGCAAAGGGCGGGATTTCCTTGGACGTGCATAAAAAAATGCTGGTGGGCGCTGTATAAACCAGTCTGCATGCCCTGGTATTCAGGGCGGTTGTAAAAGTCGGGTGCGCAAGAGTGCGCCTTGGGACAGAGGTATTTTCCAAGGAGTTTTCTCATGCCTCGTACTATCGTGGGTGCCGGCGACCCGAAAGCCGTCAAGAAGTATTCCGCCTTCCTGGCGCTGGACACCAGCCGGAAGTCGTACTTCAACAAGAAGTTCATGGGTGTGGGCGAAGACGCTCAGACCCCGCTGCAGACCCTTCCGCATCTCGAAAGCGATGCCGGCGACCAGGTTAGCTATGACCTGGTTATGCAGTTGAAGATGAAGCCGATTCAGGGCGACAACACCCTGCGCGGCAAGGAAGAAGATCTCAAGTTCTACACTGACAACCTGCTGATCGACCAGTTGCGCGGCGGTGTGAATACCGGCGGCAAGATGACCCGCAAGCGCACGATTCACGATCTGCGCAAGGTCGCCCGCGTCCGTCAGTCCGAATGGTGGGCTCGTCTGTTCGATGAAACCCTCTTCATGTACCTGTCCGGCGCCCGCGGCGTGAATCCGGACTACATCGAAGACACCGACTTCACCGGCTATGCTGGCAACGCCTTCGTCGCGCCGGACACGCAGCACCTGATGTTCGGCGGCGATGCGACGGCCAAGAACAACCTCGACGCCACTGACAAGTTCTCGCTGGCCCTGGTTGACCGTGCCGTGGCACGCGCCGAAGTCATGGGCGGCGGCACTACCGGCGTCCCGGCCTTGCAGCCGGTGATGATTGACGGCGAAGAGCATTTCGTCCTGGTCATGCACCCCTGGTGTGAATACGACCTGCGCACCGGCGTCGGCACCGGTGGCTGGCTCGACATCCAGAAATCTCTGGCCACGGCAGAAGGCCGCAATTCACCGATCTGCAAGGGCGGCCTGGGCCTGCATAACAACGTGATCCTGCACAAGCACAAGGGCGTGATCCGTTTCAGCGACTACGGCGCCGGCGCCAACGTTGCCGCTGCCCGCAACCTGCTGATGGGTCGCCAGGCTGGCGTCGTTGCTTTCGGCTCTCCGGGAACCGGCCTGCGTTTCGACTGGAACGAGGAACTGGAAGACCGCGGCAACCAGGTCGTCATCACCACGTCCTCGATCTTTGGCGTCAAGAAGTCGCGCTTCACGATCGACGGCAACGGTTACGACTTCGGCGTGATGGCCCTCGACACCGCCTGCGCCGACCCGCAGTAATCGGCCCCCATAGCCTGACAGGAGAATCGAAATGGCTCTGAAACAATCCGCTCACGCCCGCGGCGTGATTCCTACCCCGGTTGCCAACGGCTGCGAAGTGGTCGTCTGCCGCGCTGAGTTCAAGCTCTCCGGCGACCTGGCCATCAACGACATCATCGAAATGATGGCGCTGCCGGCCGGCCATGTGCCGGTCGACATCATCGTTGATACCGATGACCTCGGCACTACCGGCGCCGTCGCTGTTGGCCTGGCCAATGCTGGCAAGACCGACATCGATGCCACGGCATCAGGCGGCGCCAACTGGCTGACCGGCGGCGACGTTGCGACGGCTGCCGCCGGCCTGCGCGCTGACTCTGCTGGCCTGCGTGCAATGTCGCGCTGCGCCGCCGACCAGGGCGCTAACCGTCCGGTTGTGATCAAGATCACCACCGACACCACGGCCGCCACCGGCACCATCGGCCTGACCCTGCTTTACCGCTCCGCTTAATCCGCGGCGCGCATCTGAACGCCGTCCGAGCCCGTGCCCGGGCGGCGTTTTTGCGAGGATCCCATGAAAATCAAGTCACTCATTCGCCGCGCAGGCGGTTCTACCGTGCAGATGGGCGCGACCATCTATCGCTTCACGCCGGAAAACGACCATACCTGTGACGTGGAGGACGAATCGCACATCGAGCGCTTCCTGGCTGTATCGACGTTCAAGGAGAGCAAGGCTGACTCATCCTCGAAGGCCGAAGACGGTGATGGCGAGGCAACTGCCAGCCAGGCAGCTAATGAGGCCAAGGTAGCCGAAGCGAAGGTCGAAGCGAAAACTGAACAGAAGGCTGCCAGGAAGCCGCGCCAGCCGAAGGCCGCCAAGGCTGAAAGCAAGACCGCTGCGGCATGAACCTGAAAGAACTGATCTGCCTCGCTCGTGATGAGACACAGGATCTATCCACGCCGCCGGCGTGGTCGGATTCCGAGTGGCGCGCCTATTTCAACGAGGCTGACACCGAAGCAAGCATCCGCGCTCGCCTGATCGTCGATGACGACATCGAGATTGAACTGACGGCCGGCGACGCCTATGCCGATTACCCGTCGTTCGTCTGGTCGATTCGGCGCGTGCGCCTGGCCGGCGGCCGGCAGCTTGAGCTTGTTGATCGGGAAATGCTCGATGCCAGCGAAGGGTTTGGCTGGGAGGATAGGTCAGGAACTCCGGTCGCCTGCTACGAGGTCGGCGGTCGACTGCGATTCTTCCCCATCCCGGAAGAGTCGACTACCGCTCGAGTCGAAGCCTTCTGCACGCCGAAAAGGCCCATGTCGTCGCCAGAAAGCAAGCCAGGAACGCCCGATCGCCTGCATCGCAAGCTGCTTGATTGGGCTCTGCACCTCGCCTACTCGAAAAAGGACACCGACCACTTCGATGCGAACCTCGCCGCCAGACATGAAGCAGCGTTTGAGAAAACATTCGGGCCGCGGCCGGATGAGAAGGCCATGCGCCGGATGAGGATCAACGTTCGCCGGCGTGTAGCCGGGCACTATTTCTGAGCCCGGGGAGGGGCCATGAACTACAAACAGCAAGCCATCGAAGTTGCCGCGCAAAAGGCGACGTACCTCGCCGCCGGCGGAACAGTGATTCTCGGCCTGACGGCGAACGAACTCGCCGCGCTCGGCGGTCTTCTGGTGGCGTTCCTGTCGATGATCATCGGCGCCGGCATATCGTTCTACTTCAAGCTGCAGCACCTGAAAATTGCCCGCGCACGCGCCGAGGCAGATGGCGTTGATGTCGACGAGGAAGACGGGCCGCCGCCGCAACTGGAGAGGCGCAAGGAATCGCGCCATGTTCCGGTTGATCGCCGGGGATCTAGCAAATGACCAAGGTTCGCCTGGCCGTTGCCGTGCTGTCTCTGTCGGCGGCCGGTTTCGCCGGCATCGTGCTTGACGAGGGATACAGCGGCACGGCCATCGTTCCTGTGCCTGGCGATGTGCCGACGATTGGCTTTGGCACGACGGAAGGTGTGCGGATGGGCGACACGATTACGCCGCCGCAGGCGGTTGTGCGTGCCCTTTCCGATGTCCAGAAATACGAAGGCGCGCTCAAGCAGTGCGTGAATGTTCCGCTGCACCAGGCCGAATACGACGCCTTTGTGTCGCTGGCCTACAACGTCGGCCAGGCTGCCTTCTGCCGCTCGACGCTGGTCCGGAAGTTGAACGCCGAGGACTACTCTGGCGCCTGCTCGGAGATTCTTCGCTGGCGCTACTTCCAGGGGAAGGACTGCGCCATCGCGGCCAATCGATGTTCTGGATTGTGGAAGCGCCGGCAGGCTGAAAGCCAGAAGTGCATGGAGGCGTCGCGGTGAGGCTGCTCATGAACCCGTTTGTCCTGCGCGTTCTTGCCGTGATCGCTACGGTGGCCGCGCTGCTGTTCGCCTGGAACATGGTCGCCGGCCACTACGAAGACATCGGCTACCAGCGCGCCAAGGAGGAATGCCGGGCGCAGAAGGCGAAGGACGACCTGGCCGCGGCCGTCGCCTACCGCAACAACGTGAAACAGATGCTCGACGAAAGAAAGAAGGCCGACCATGAAGCCGAAGAACGCTACCGGAAGCTGGCTGCTGATTTTGATGCTGTGCGCCGCGCTAACCTCGGGCTGCGCCACACCGTCGCAGACCTCCGCGGAAAGCTGCCCGCCGCCTCTGCCGATGCCGTCCGCGCGACAGCCGCAGCCGCCCTTGTCGTATTCGGCGAGTGCGCAGATGAAGTTGAACGACTGGCACAAGCGGCTGACGGACACGCCGCAGACACCCGCGCATTGAGCGAGGCATGGCCGAAATGATTCGCCTGACCATGACCCTGCTGATTCTGGTGCCGGTCGGTGCCTGGTGGATCCTCGAAGACCTGTGGCGCCGATTCGTCGGATTCCCGCCAATCGACAACTGCTTTGCCTGGGCCGCCCGTAACTACCGCTACGACAGCCGCGACGGGCTGCTGATCCACAAGTCGGAGAGCGGGTGGTTTCCCCATTTCGTCGTTGTCCGGCACGCACGCGCCGAGCCGCCTGCAGATCATGTGCATTGCGTCGAGTTCGTGCCGGTTGATCGCGTCCCCGAAGTCCTGATCCCGCCGCGTGAGTTCGCCGGCGAGGTGCGTGAAACCCGATACGAGAAAGTCTGATCATGGCCGAGCCAGTCGAACTGAAGATCACCCGCGGCAAGACGCTTTCCCAACTGATCGCCTGGGAGAACGCCGACCAGATCGTGCGCAAGCCGATCACGGGCATCAGCCTCGCCGCAGGAGCGCCGCGCATCACGGCCGTTGGTCACGGAGCGCCGAACCGCTGGCGCTGCGCCGCCGTGATGGTCAAGGGCATGAAGCAGATCAACGCCGTTGGCGAGCCCCTGTGCGGTGACAACTACCACCGGGCGACGGTCATCGACGCCGATACCGTCGAGTTCAACGACATCACGCCGGTCGACGCCGCCGGCAAGGAGTGGCCGGCCTACGAATCGGGCGGCTTCCTGATCTACTACGCGCCGCTCGATCTGGCCAACAAGGTTGTCGATGTCGTCATCAAGGACAAGGTTGGCGGAACGGTCCTGCTGTCGTCGCGGGCCGGCGATGCGCCGCTGAACAAGATCACGGCCACGGTCGACAACGCGGCAAAGACGATCCTGATCCGCATCGGGGCTGCCGACACAGCCGCAATCGCCTGGAACAAGGCCGTATGGGAAGCGGAAATCCGCGACACCGTGACCGGCGATGTTTTCCCGCTGATCCCTGTAAGCCCCGTGCTGGTTGGGAACGAGGTTGCAAGCTGATGGAGCCTTATCACATGCAAGCATACATCGTCGCCTGGGATTACCTGCTGTGGGCAATCTGGCTTTTCTTCGGCCTCTGCACGCTGATCGGGATCGGCTGCTTGATCCTGCTGGAGATTGCGAACAACCGGCCGCCGAAGGTCAAGCCGGAGAAGGAGCGCGAATCAAGGCTTGGCCGCCTGGGCGACGCCATTTCGCAAGTCGGCAACGTCCTGCTGTTCGATGGCAATCAGAACCACAGCATCAGCGGCGACGCCTTCCGCTACGGCCGCCCGCGTGTCGCCGCCCTGGCGAACTGGCTATTCCGCGACGACGACCACTGCCGCCACGCGCACCTCAAGGACGTTTGGCTTGCCGACCGGCTGATTTCGCAGACGCCTTCGCACTTGATTGTCGAGGCGCGACAACTGTTTGGACGGGAGCTTGACTCTCGGACTTCAATTTAACCGAAGGAGTATCACCCATGAAACTGACCACCGCCCTGCGCAATACAATCGTCCAGGACATCATCACTGCTGCGGGCACGAACCCGAAGCTGAAGTACTACAACGGCACCGAGTCGCTGACCCCGGCAGGCACTCTGCTCGCCACCCTGAACGTGACCGGCGCCCTCGGCACGGCCAGCAACGGCGTAATCGACTTCAACGAAACGGTCACCCAGTCCAACGGCTCGCACGTCGCCGGTACGCCGACGTTCATCCTGATTACGACCTCGGCTGATGCGGCTGTCGCCACCCTGCTGTTTGGCACGGACGGCACCTTCACCGGTTCCATCGCCACTGGCGTCGATATTTCGATCACCGCTGGCGCCACGATCACGGCAGGCAACGCCTAAGACATGGCCACCCCGGTCGGCGACTCCTACGCTGTAGCGTCCGGTGGCGTGATCGCTGGCGGGCGTAATGTCTTCTTCTCGTCCGGGGCGACGCTCGGCAGCTACAACGCCGGGACGCAAGTATGGACGCCTGGGCGCGATGCCCAGGGCGTTGTGACTCGCGCATCCTGGGAACTGGTGCCGACTGATGGGACGTGGGTAGAGGTGTCCGGCACCGCATTCACGACGCAAGTACAGCCGCTGCTGTCTGCTGCGTTGCCGACGTATAACGATCCGGGTAGTGCTGACCTCGGCGGCGTGCTGGATGCCTACAACGGCTTTGCGCATGACGTTGCCGGTGGTCGAATCTTTGCACACGGCGGCGGGCATCAGGACAGCGCGAACAATGGCTTGTATCGGTGTGACTTGAGAAAGCTCCAGTGGGCCATCGCCAAGCTGCCAGACATGCAGACGTATTGGCCATCTGGTTATCGGGCAAATCCGCCGACGCACAACAGCTATACGGTCTATGACCGCGCTGTAACTACCGTCAATGCCAATCCTACGACTACGGAATTTTGGCATGACGAGTTCTATGATCTCGTTGAGCCGCTGGCAAATACGCGCAATCCGACTGCCCGCCACACCTACAACGCCATGACGTTCTACAACGGCAAGCTGCGCCACGGCGTGCGTCGGTACTGGGAGTGGGACGAAACAACTGGCAACTGGTCGGCACAATTCCCGCTAGGGAAAAACGCTACCACGCATCAGCAGAGCGGCGGCGGGTACTGCGGCGAAGCTGTCAAGGGTACGTGGGACGAAGTGAACAACCGATACATCTGCGGGCCTGTTCAGATCGGTGGAACGCCTTATGGCTTCTGGCGCTACAACGCCGACACCAACAC